CGTACTGGAAGATGAGTCTCCCAAAGTAGCCATGAGCCGCAACAATGTTATACGTCTCCTCCTCTTGACCGAATTTATATCCATAATTCAAGGACTCCTGTTCAGTCGTCTCACGAATAAGTGAGGAAGTAACAAGACTTCCATGCATAGCAGCGAATAAAGCTCCACCGAATACCCCTGCAACACCGAGCATATGGAACGGATGCATAAGGATATTGTGTTCGGCTTGGAAAACGAACATGAAATTGAAAGTGCCAGAAATACCAAGAGGCATACCATCACTAAAACTCCCTTGTCCGAATGGATAGACTAAGAACACAGCATAAGCTGCAGCAACTGGTGCTGAATATGCTACACATATCCATGGTCGCATTCCTAATCTATAACTAAGTTCCCATTGTCGTCCCAGGTATGCTGCAATACCGATGAGAAAGTGGAACACAATAAGTTGATATGGTCCTCCGTTATATAACCATTCGTCGATGGTTGCAGCTTCCCAGATTGGGTAGAAGTGAAGACCGATTGCGTTAGATGATGGGACAATGGCCCCTGAGATGATGTTGTTTCCATATAATAATGAGCCTGCAACTGGTTCACGAATACCGTCAATATCCACTGGCGGGGCAGCAATGAATGCTATAATAAAGCATGTGGTAGCTGCTAATAAGCAAGGGATCATAAGGACACCAAACCAACCGACATATAATCGGTTGTTGGTGCTAGTAACCCAGTCACAAAAGCTATTCCAATTTGTAGGTTTAGTAATTGTGGCTGTTGTCATTTAAAAAATTCCTGGAATAATTTGGCCAGTTGTTATGTAAGCTCCAAGAGCAGACACAACACCTAGCATTGCCAAGCGTCCGTTTAATTTTTCAGCGTCTCCTAGTAGGAGATCTTGTTCTTCTCTGTTCATAAGTTCAATAGGTGGTTCTAGTGCAATGATTTCTGTATCGTTCATTGATATTTAAAGAAGTGGACTGCGGCGAGGACGCTCTTTCGGGTCGCCACGGTCTGTTTAAAAAGTAAGATCAGAGCGATCTAATTTATCAATAACATCCTGTCTATAAGCAGGGTCTTGATCATATCTTGGGTCATTCATAGCAGCTACTAATTCCTGTTGGCTGCGGTAAGTTTCTCCAGATGTTTTGGCTGCTTTGCCTGATAACATTCTACCTTCGTATCCATTTGCATTTTCATACTGAGCTTTCAATCCAGATACACCTAACTTAATAGCTTGTACATTACCTGAATCTACTAAACTATCAAAGGCTTCTACTTGTTGTTTATCTAAATTACTATTAGCCCACTCAGTAATTTTCTTGTACTCCTGTTCTCCACCAACTGAATTTTGTATTGTGTTTACATCAGCTGGTGACATATCAACTGGTTGAGTTGATTGAGGTTGAGGATTAGCTTTTTGCAATTCCATATATGCATTAACTAAATCCTGGCTACTCAGACTAGAGAATTTTTCTATAGTTTCTGGAGACAGAGTATTATCATTAGCATAATATTCAGCTGAAGCCTCATTAATTAAGGCAACAGCTGGAGTTTCTTCCTTAGTTTCTTTTGTTTCTTCTGCCTTTGCTTCGGTGTCAGAAGATTCGGTGTCCCCAGTTTCTTCGCTAGTTTCAGAATCTTGTGCTCCAAGCTTTTTTTGAAGTTCGACATAAGCTTTCTCTAAATCTTCGGCGTTCTTATATTTACCAGCAAGTAATTGTTCTTGCTCAGCCTCCATAGATTCGCCGACTTTTAAAGAGTCTTGCTCTTCTGCAGTTAAATTAGTTTCCGTGGTAACTGTATCAGTACCCGGATCATAAGTCATTGTTTCTGCCATTTATTCTTCAGGTGGTTGGGTCATTTCTGCCATTGCAGCATTCTTAGTAGGATCAACTAACGGAGCACCTGCCATTTGACCAGCTTGATCAATTAATGATTGTTGAGCCGCTGCTTGCTGTGCTTGCTGTGCTTCCTGTTGTATCTCTTGTTCAGTCTTAACAAGATTCAATACATCAATACCTTGTGCAGCTGCTAATCGTTTGATAGCTTCTGAAGGATTAATGAATTGCATCAATGCTTCTGGACCTAGTGTTTGTGCAATGGTAGTGATGAATGCAGTTAAGCTTTCTCTATCTTGTCCTCTACCTAGTGCGTTAACACCAGCAACTATTTGTGGACGTACTAAATCTTTAGGTATATTTGGTAGCTCTCTACTACGTTGTAAGACAAGTAAAGTTCTATTCAAATATGGTATGAGGAATTCAACAGTTAACAAACTAAATAGACCACCTAATTGTTGTTCTAGTTCTAGTTGAGTTAACCGTACTTCTTCTGCTGTAGTACGTTCACTCTGCCTAACATTCAATTGCATGAATGCTTCAGCAATTCTTCTCTCTAATTGTTGTGTCATCTGTGCAGCTGTAGAGAAATCAGCTGTCTTACCAACCTGTACAACAGCAACATCCTCAGGTCTTCCCTGAATGATTGCACCGTTGCCAGCTTCGGCTATAGTCTTAGGTTTTGTAGTTGATGATGGACTAACTAGGAAGATGACTTTAGAGGCTGCTGCAGCTCCTTCTACGAGTGCCTGAGAGAGTCCTTCAAGTGATTTGAGATCACCAATAAACTCTTCTACTCTACCTCTACCATAATCTTCACCATCAACTGTATTGAATCTGAGCGGGAGCCAAGGACTAGCTTTCTTTGGAGATGTGCTACGGCTATTAGGAAGAATTTTATCTAAGGCTTCCTGATGCCAAACCCATCTACCACTTTTCTCGTCTAGTCTGACATAGGTATACACCTCAACGTCATCCCCATCTGAACTTTTACTTTCATCAACCACTGAGTTGGGTTGGTGTGCAGGTAGTTCAACACCTAACACTTTTCTACTAATTAATTCCTTTGTAACAATTTCTAATACGTTACCATTACCATCACGATTGACAACAAATCTATTTAATGGGAAGTTTTTTAAACCATCCTTACCCATAAATATTAATGAGTTGCCACCTACAATTAGATGTTTCAATGCTTGATGCACGACAACACGATCACTAGATGCAGCTATGTAATCCATAACCATTCTTTCCATCTTACTAAAGGAAAGATCTAGTTCACTTCTAACTTCAGGAGGTAACTCATCACCTAATTTATCATCTCTTACTTGCAATTTAAAGAAGGTGGTTTGCGGTGGTAGTAAAGCGAGCATTAATTTTGCTGCTAAAGTTACCACCGCTTTAGATCCTATGGATTGCCAGGGAGTTCTAAGGTTTTTATGGATTTGTTTTGAAGATAAATCTTCATCAATTAGATATGGTAACGTGAGTTTAGAACAATCAATAGCAGTTTGTAGGAATTGCTGTCTGCTATTAGTTAATTGATTGTATCTTTCACGTGCGTTCATGGGTTATTCAGCCCTCCAGCTGGTGTAGTCGGTTGATTTACACCTTGATTTAAACTAATTCTCAGCGCACCTGTACCTTTAGATAAAGGATTCTTATCCTTTTTACTCTTAGCTCTTCTTACCGCTGGATTCACTTCCGTTACTAACGGATCAGGTGAAGGTAAAGGAGGAGCAGGAGGAGCAGGTGGTGGTGGTGGCGGAGCTAGAGGTGGTGGCGGAGCTGGTTTTGGGGGTGTCGGGAAACACATTAAATTTCATCCTCCATAATAGAATTTATATATTCAATGACGCTGGCTTGTCCAGCTCTATACATAATAGTGTTTATATCTTCTTTCGGATGGATAGGTTTCCATCCAAAATTCTCCTCAAGTTTTACTAATAAATTATCTAACCGTTGGTTGTGGAGTTTAAGAGTACTGAGGGAGATTTGTGTTTGCATGTTCAAAAAAGGCGGGCATCCTAGCTCGCTGTGTCTCAGCAAATTCAGGTGCTTTACCTTCATACATTAGCCGATCACTAGCATCCAGCCAGAATTTTTTGTCCAAATATTTGTCGTAGGTATTTCTACCTAGAGGCTGGAATATCCAGTTAATGGTGGCCTTCCTAAGTTTATCCAAAGATTGACTAGGAGTAAAGCCCATATCAGCACATACGAGAGAATTACAGGCAACATGTATTTGCTCGTCTCTTGAGATATCTGCCGAGGTCGTGCGTAAACCAGCATCACCACAGAACCTAAAAAAAGGTAAGATAACAAAGAAAATTGCACGTTCAGCTACCAATGCTTTAAGTATAGTGTGATCAGGGTGGGACTCCCAGGCATCACGTAACCTGAAAGCTTCTAATTCCGCTTGCTCATCAACACCAATGGCGTTCGTGATATATCCAAGAGCAAGGTCATGTTTTATTTCGTCTTTAACGTTTGATTCTAAAAGTGTTCTAGCAGAGTCGGGAACATCTTTCTCAAGTGCTTCTGTAATAAACTCGCCAACTGGTAACTCCATATGGCGTATTGCAAGAGCACGGTAGATGGCCTCTTCGGCACCATCCTTAAGCTTGCCAGCTGTAGTTTGGATGGGAGTCCAGGTTCGTTTTCTACTGAGTAATTTTGCATACGGATCTTTTTTCATTATATATATCTATTTGAAGCGTGGTCCATTCATCCATGTGACTATACTAATACGAGTACCTGATTTGACAGGTTTAACTCGATGAGATAACCATGCTGGAAATATAATAGCCGTTCCTGCTTTTGGTTTCAATGAGTATTTAGAAGGTTTGGATTCAAATTCTAATTGACCACCTGTATACTTATCACTCAGCATAAATGATATAGAAAGTTTTCTTTCCATACCTGCTGGTGTGCTACTAGCTCTACCATCATGGTGCCATGTGTAATGATTACCTTTATTATAAGTAGTCACTTGTAGACCTGAATCAAAATGACTCAGATCAAACTTAAAGTAATCTTCATTAGCACTGACCATAAGGTTGTGAAGTATACAAGCTATCCAATGATTCCATGGTAGCCAAGATGTACTTGAACTCCTTATAGAAGTATTTAAAGTTTCACCACCCTTTCTATCTCCCGCAATCTCTGAAGGAATTGGTGTTAATTCATCAACTTGCTTCAGCATTTCTTCTAGGATTAGGGGTGGTAACTTAGGGTCAGACTCATATATGAGCCGATCAGTGATACTTGAGTCTTCCATTTATTCCTGACAATCGCAGGTTACAGGTTCATTTCCAATTATATCTTGCAAATAATCATCAACATCTTCTTGATTCAACGCTGCATACGCATCTGTCTTATCTTGTGTATCTGACATAACTTGCAAACTGTAATAAAGGGAGGTTTGAGGTGAAATTAACCACTCTTCAACGAATTTATTATCGTATTCTACAACATCACTCCAAGAGTTAAAGCTATAGCCGTGAAGAAGTCCCGTGTTATCTAACATTATCATTATTTGATCAGCTACTTTTCTATAAGCATCCCAACCAACTTCACTAGCGATTTCTACATCGCCATATTCATAGTGTTCTACACCAAACGTTCCAGAGTCTCTATCAACTGATCGTGAGATAGGTGGTGCGATCTCTGGTGTGCTAGTATAGCCATCCAAATCTTGGCTTCTATAACTGCACGAGGCGGTTGGTGCGATAGCAAATGCCCGTACCATCCTATTATTGCGAGCCACTGTGGCTGCAGACTCAATACCCAGCTTAAATTGCCAAGCAAGTTCACCTGCGGGATCTCCATCAACTGACTCTCCGGCATTGACTTTAGCCAACGCACTTCCAAAGGAGTCATAGCTCACCTTATATCTTCTTAATAAATTCGCCAGACCTAGCATTCCTAAGCCGACTTGGCGGTCGATATCGCTTGGCAGATATTCTCCAGTTGCTCCGACACCTGTTTTACTATGGAGCTCGCACAATTGGGACATACCTTCAGTGAAAGCCTGCTTGATGTCTCCTGCACTACAGGCAGCGAGATTGACATGTTGAAGCAAGCAGGTTCCGCGTGAGGGCAAGTAAACCTCAAGACAGACGTTGCCATAAATTCTTTCTCCTTTCTCGTTATATTTTATTTTGTTAAGCCAGATGTCTCCTGACTTGATTCCGTAGATGATGGCATCTTTGGTGTTTGGATCTGTGGTGTTCCAATCTCCGGGACTGAGATCGACGCATCTTTTAATCCAGGGAAGTTCAGCCCTGGGAGCGAGCACGAACTCAACAATATCGGGGTGAGTAATATCCATATGGGCCACAATCGCCCCATTCTTATAGACCCCACCTCTTCTGAGTGTTTCATTAAGTGTAGAATAAATTTTTGCAAATGAGACTGGACCACTAGCTGTTAAGCCTTTTCCATTCTCGTGACCTTTCGGTCTGAGTTTTGATAGGTGTACTGCACACCCCGCCCCATGTCTAAGGGCATGAGAAGCAAATCTCCAGCTGGCTTCTATGCCTTCTGGACCTTCCATGCTGTCCTCAACGACGAATACCGTACAAGATACGGGTAGGCGTGATTCTGGGTTATCCAGCCATGACTGGACCCGACCAGTGCGGGAGATAAGTTCTGCGGTCATTAAATTAAATCTTCTAGGTTTGGCGGTTTGTAATTTGGACCCTTTAATACTTTACCATCTTCTCTATATATTGGTTTACCATCGTCTCCAAGTTTGGACATATTGCTTAGATGTACTCTGTCTAATGCCTCATCTAGAACCCATCCCATATTTTCAGCGTATTGGTAGCATACATATACTAGATCAGCTAATTCCTTTAAAGTCTCTGCATGTGGTTCGAAACTATCTCTCCATAGTTGACCATCAGCATCTATAAATTCCTTAAATTCCTCTACGATCAGATTCTTCTGATACGTACGATTGCCCATAGTCTGAGAGTTTTGCAGGTTGTATTTCGTACGGAATTCCTTGGCTTGCTCTGAAATAAAGGTCTTTTTCATGGTGGAGTTCGTTTTCTAAATAATGAATAGCTTTTTCTAAGTCTTGTATCTTGCTATCCTTATAACCTGCCCTGCAGATATACTTGATAGCATTACCGAGATGGAAGTTTAGTCCTTGTTCTCTAACAAAATCCCAAACATCGCAGGAACCTCGTTTATAGTAGGTTGGACCTTTGGCCATTTTTCAACTAAATTGGTGAGTGAATTTACTAGCACAAAGTTTTGTTTCTGTAGTGCTAGTAGTATAGTAATAATATCTTCTTTTACTTCATGTTTCGGCAGTAGTAGTTCTAGCTGCCTCATTTTGAAGTCCTGTTCTATTGTCAACTCGGTAATTGGTGGTGGGAGTCCATAAGATTGGTTGTTTTGTGATGAAGTCATAATCATTAGCTGTAAGTATACGTGCGAGTCTAGCATTAACTAAAGCATCATCTTCAGTTAAGCCTTTCTCTTTAAATGCTTTGACAACAGTTTTCCAACTGTAACCATGCTCTTCAAATAAGGATACTGCACGTTTTACCCCGATTCCAGGGACTCCAGCGTATCCATCGGTCTGGTCTCCAGCCAACGATTGGATTAGATGCCACTTAGCTCCATCCTCAGAACTGACTGTGAATATTTCATCAAGATTATATAACTGACCCGGGATTTGTTTCATGTCCTTATCAGGGGACACAATACAGTTACCGGGGTACTTAGTAGCATAAATGCCCATCGTATCGTCAGCTTCAAGAGTAGGTTTCATAATAACCTTGTACTCTTTCTTTAATTCCTCAATGACACGTTTATAGCCACACGGCTTCTTCCGATTGCGGTGACCTTTATATTCTGGTAAAATTTTTTTCCTGAAATTTTGACTGTCGGAAAAAAACAGTATTATATCAGAGAATGTCCCAAATTTGTTTTTAATTTTGGAAAGTTCTCGTTGTGTGGCGTTGTATGCATCAGAAAAGTTACTGGTAACAAGAATAACATCATTACCAAAATCAACTTCAGTTTCTGCTGCAGCGCACGATTTGTAGACGATGAAGTCTGCATCGCATAATAATTTCATACATTAGTGGGTGTCTGCCCAATTTAAACCATCACTGGCTTCAGCTGCTATTGGGATTCGCATTTTATAGTACTCTCCCGCCTCAACAGCGGAAAGAACAAGAATAGATTTGAGGTCATCAACATGTTCTGGTGTACATTCAAACTGTAGCTCGTCGTGAACAAAAGCGAGCTGACTGCAGCATAGACCCATCTCTTTGATATGTTCATTGGCTAATACCATCCATCTTTTGGCGACCGACGCTGCGCCGCCTTGTAGTAGGTAATTGAGGGATTTGTGCCTCGACTCAAGCAAGAGTTTACGGTTGTCAAGTCCATAAAGAAAGTTCCTCTCACTAGCTTTGTGTACGCCTTCCAACAGTTCTTTAAGACCTGGAATGGCATCAACATAAGCTTTACGGATTTCTTGCCCCTTCTTCTTAGCCTTTGACTGTGAAAGTTGTTTGTCATAAGAGTGTCCTATTTTAACGTCTCCGGCACCGTACAAAAATGCATAGGTGACGGTCTTGACGAGTTTTCTACTAATACCGATTTTATCAGCGTTTTCTTGGTGTATGTCGCCATGCAGGAGCACTTTTGCATACCTTCCTTTATCCCATCTTGCAAGATAATGGGCAAGCATGCGTAACTCAATACCGCTAAGATCAGCACCGACCATTCGTAAGTTCGGACTAGCAGTAAATAAACGTCGAAATCTTTCATCACTCGGCACCTGACCCAAATTTGGAGATCGATGGGCACATCTAAATGTAGCAGTTGCTACTGAACAATGGTGGTGAATTCTAGACTTCGTACATAGCTTCTGCCATGCGTTCACGCCTTCTGATATCATCCCTAACTTTTTTGTCAGATCCAGTAGTGTCAGAAAACTCAGAGCTATATCCGTCCCAATATCCTTCAATACCGTCTCGTCTATAACTGGCTTCCCCGTAGATGTTGTTGATATAGGTTTCCAACCATAATGTACTGTCAATACCCATGCTATATGATCTCTTGAGGTAGGGTTAAGTTCTTTTAATTTAGTGAATGGAGCACCTTCAATGTATCCAGTTCGTCTGTTATTTCGTTTAGGAGTAAATTCTGATCCTGCAACGAAAGGGTGCCTGTCTCGAAGTAACTTAGTAGTTTCTTCATACTCTTTTCTGAGAGTAGATTCAAGTTCCCGTGCAGATTTTTCATCAAAGTACCATCCATGAATCTCCTGTTGTGTAAGAATCTGTGCTACCTGATGCTCTAACGAGATCCAGTCAGGTATGGGAGGAAATGATTCCATAATTTTCTAGTCACTGTAACATCTTGCTCGCAATAATCTTGCATTTCCTGTGACCATTCAGACCAATCAGTAGTTTTACCAAAGTTTCCTTTGTACTCATTCAGTCTATAGCCATAAGATTCAAGACCATGACGACCGTATAATTGTAAGGGCATATGTTTCCACGCATGTCTTTGATCTATATCGAGTAAATTCGGATGATATAAGCGAGATAACAAAAGAGTATCAATAATGGTACCGCGAGGATTAAAGTAAGGGTATAACTTACGTATAATAGGTAAATCAAAGCCGATGATATTGTGCCCAATAAGAACATCAGCCACTTCGAGCGCACTAATCCCTGAAGTAATGGAGTAGTTCGCACCCATCGGCAACTCTTTCGGATTATCCGTGTAAGGTTCGTTGTTAAACGATTCGGTGCGGCCATCTTTCTCCCAATAGAGTGATATACAGTGGATTCGTGTAGCATTATTTAGTAGCCCGTTTGTTTCCAGATCGAACACCACCGTCCCAGTGGTATGTTTTGTCTTTGAATTTGGCACTTTCAATTGCCTGTTTACTAGGTGGTTTAGGTTTTTTCAACTCAGAAGTCGGTGCTGGGGTTGAAAATTGGTGCTTCCGTAGTTTCATAATCAGTAAAACGTGAAGTGTCTAAGTTAAATTTTATTTTCCCTGCGAAGCCTGTTTCGCCAGAATAGCGGTTCTTAATAATTCGCAAAGTCGTAATATCTCGTTCAGTGTCGGATTGGGAATTTCTTTCGAGCCCAACGACTTGATCGCTAAGTTGAGCAATTCCCGCAGATCCCCTAAGTTGGGAGAGGGACACTCTACCTCCTTCTTCGTGCGGAGTCCTATCATTTCCTGTTCTTCGTAAATGTGATACAAGGAATAATGATATTCCTGTACGTTCAACTAGGCTCCTAAGCCTGGTCATTGTCTGATCGATTGTGCGTCGTTCATCTCCATCAAGACCACTCAATAATATACTGAGGTGATCTAGGAATATAACACGACACTCCAATCCACTGGCAA